CGCGACGGCGTGCTGAAGGTGCCGGGCGAGCCGACCTCGGACGGGCAGGGCGGCTGGATACCCGGAGCCCCGACATCACATCCCTGCAAGGCGCTGGTCGATGACTACAGCGACATGCGGCGGGCAACGGCGGGCATACCTGCCCACGACCGAAAGATCATCATCCTGGCGGCCAGTCTGAGCATTGCTCCGGCTGTCGGGCATACCATCAACGCTGAGGGCAAGGACTGGCAGATCGTCGCCCTGACCCGTGATCCGGCTAAAGCGACCTGGGAGGCACAGGGGCGCTGATGGCCACCGTCACGATCAACCTCGCCGCCCTGGAGCGCATCGTTGAAGAGAAGGCCGTTGCGGGCATCCAGCGCGCCGCTCTGGCGGGGGAAGCGATCACCAAGGCCAACCTATCGCGCCCCGGCTCCGGCCGCATCTACGGGAAGCACCAAGCCTCGGCCCCCGGCGAGCCGCCCGCCGTCGACACCGGACGCCTGCGCAACGCCACCCAAGCCGACACGCAGGTCCGCAGGGATGGCGACGACATCGTCGGCCGAGTGGTGGCGAACACAGAATATGCGCACGCCTTGGAGGTCGGGACCGAGCGGATCGCCCCGCGCCCCTTCCTCGGCCTGCTGGCCACCGACCATACCGACGACCTGCGGGACGCCTTTGTCGCGGGAGCAAGCGATTGAACTCCACCGCCACGATCTTCGCCCGCCTGGCCTCCGTCGCTCCGTCTCTGGCCACCTGGAACAACGCACCGGCCATCTTCAACGAGACGGCGCCGGACGACTTCCTCGACCAGGAGCCGAAGCCGTCAAAGCCGTTCCTCATCATCGCCGTGCCGACCTCTGACGTGGCGATGGAGACCTTCACCGAGACCGGCCGACTGATCGTGCAGGACGTGCGCGGGTATCAGCGCCGGACCGGCTCAGCGGCTGGGCTCGACGCTTTGATGCGCCAGGTCCGCGACCTCTTCCACAACCGCCCCGGCGACCTCGTCGTCACAAGCGGCAAATGCGACGTGGCCCGCGTCACCGGCCCAGTCCAGGCCCCGACCTCGGACGAGGCCTACACCGGCCGCCGCGTCACGATCCGATTGGACCTCGTCCGAGACTGACAATGGAGGACGCTATGCAGACCCACGAGTACGTCGTGCTGGACGACCAGATCCGTGTGGCCGTTATCCACGAGCGGTCTGCCGATGGCTCGCCCAAGGTGGCGACCCTGTACCGCAATCTGGATGATCTGGCCGCTGGGGTTATCCTGCAGTTGCGGGCCGAGTTCGCTTAGGTATCGCCCGCCATGTCGTCGAGGTTGTTGCCCTTCTTGTCGTCCGGATTGGAGCGCAGATAGGCTTCGCGTCCCTTTGGCTGCACGGCATGAGCGTTATCGACCTTGCCAGCCTTCGCCATCTCAATGGCCTTCTTCTGGCTGGTGAAGTTCACATTCCCTTCGAAGCGAACCGCCTCGATGTTCCCCTTCGCGTCGGCACGAGCGTCGACGATCTTCTTTCCACCGTTTGACATCTGAACCCTCCCGATCCGGCGCGATCTTCGCAGAACGCTGGCTTTGGAGTCCATCCCCAACGCGCCCAGGGCAGGCTGTGCGCGGCCTTTTCCATGCCTGCATCATAGGAGAGCGCCATGGCTGTTTTGGCCCAAGGCTTCATGCACCTGCTGCTGGGCTCCGGCAGCGGAACCCTGACCTACGAGAACATCTCGGGCGTCTTTAGCCTCGACGGCGGCGGCTTCTCGCCGAATAAGATCGACGCCACCGACTTCGATACGGTCGCGGGCACTCGAGAATACATCTCCGGCCCGCGCGAGCCGTCGCCCTACACCTTCTCGATGCACTACGAACAGGGCGACACTGAGCAGGAAGCGATGTTCGCGGCCATGGCGACCAACACGCCGCTGCCGTTCCGCATTACCTTCGGCTCTGGCGCCCAAGCCAAGCAGATCAGCTTCAACGCCGTGCCGAACCTGACCCTGTCGGCCCCCGTTGACGGCAAGGTGACGTACTCCGGCACGCTGGAGCCCATGGCCGCCCCGGTTCGCGATAATCAGGGCGCCTGATGCAGCCGACCGATGAACGCCTCGGAATCGTCCGCCTGCCCTTGCCAGATGGGCGGGCGGTTCCGCTGCAACTGACCTACGCCGCCCTCGACGCCAAAGGCCATGACTGGCTGCTGGAACAGTTCAAGGCCATGCAGAAAGGCAAGCCGGGGGCGTCTCTGGCTATGGCCGAGGCTCTCGAGATCATGAGCGCCGGCCAGGTCCAAGCCGCAGACGTGATGGCCGCGCCCATGGCCGAATACCCCATGGCCGAGTGCCTTAAGGCCTGTTGGAAGGCTTGGGAGTTGGCGCAGTACGGCCCGAGCGGGAGGCCTGCCTCGGACGGCGCCGAAAACCCTCAGCCGAGCCCCCCCAAGACGTGGTGGGGGCGCATCTTCGGGCAGCGTTAAGGTCGGGGCTGAAGGAGGCCGAGTTCTGGGGCCTGACTCCCTTCCGGCTTTCCCAGCGCCTAGACGCTGCAATGGAGGCGTTCCTATTCACCGGCTGGTGGGGAGAGCGGTTCGCTCGCGAAGAGCGGCTACAGTCGCCACAGCACTACGTCGATACCATGCTCAAGCCCGCCGATCCCGCGCTGGCCGAAGCAGAAGCGCTCGCCAAGTTCCATCGCATGGCTGAGGACTGGGGCTTGCAGGTCGAGGGCGGCGAAGAATAGCCTCCCCGTTCAGCGGAGGGCTTGGTCATGAAACGGTTGGTGGTGCTGGCGGCGGTGGGAATCGTCGCGGGGTGCGGGCAGGCGGAGGCGCCATCGGTTCCTGTTAAGTCCCCAGCCGAGTCTCGCGCCGATGCCGTTATGGCGTGTGGCTTAGCGATGCTGGAGGCGGAGAAGCAGGGCTTGGTGTCCAAGAGCTCTCAGCTACAGGTGCCTTGGCGTGTCTACGAGATGCCGTCCGAGAAGAGCGGTGTGCGTCGTGTGTCCTGCGCTGCGGGCGACGCGAAAGGCGAATTAGGTGTCGTGGTCGATATCGTTTGCACGGACGTGAATGATTCCGCCTGTCACCCATTGATCAAGATTGCTCGGCCTTAAGGCCCTTCTCAACCAGTCGCCGAACAGCTTCAGGGCGTGTTGGTCTGTCATCTTCGCGATCGCGGAAGGCATCCACAGAAGCTAGCTGCTCGTCTGAAAGGCGAACTAGAACGGGGTGTCCGCGCCCTGTTGCCGGGCGCCCGCGTGATTTTTTGATATCCGCTGTTGACTTCATGATATCCGGATATCATAAAAGTCGGACCGAAGGGAAGCGCCAACTTCCACTCCGGCCCTAACCCCAACCGTCTTCTGAGGAGACAGGTCATGGCTGAACAAGCCTTTACCACGCCTGCGCGGCGTAACCCAACGTGGGTGCCTGCAACTGAGCCCCTGGGTTTGCTCGCCCCGTTCTTTGGCGGACGCGGCGCCGCCCCGATCATCAACCAGCCCGCACCGAAGCGCCCGTCTCCTGCGATGGAGATGGCGTGATGCTGAATCGTCGAACCTTCTTCGGCACGACCGCTGCCGTTGCGATCGCCGCCGCCCCGGCAGTTACCGTCGCGAACGTTTCGGCTGATAGGGAGCTTTTGGAGCTGGGCCGCCAGTGGGAGATCGCCGTTGAGCGGCGTGCAACCGCTGCCGAACTCGCTGATCGCCTTCTGGCTGAGTACGAAAGAACGAAGCCCAAGGTGCCGCGTCTCCGCGCAACCGCGGAGGATTGTGAGCGCGGCATTGGCCGCAATGGCGGGGTGGGGACGACGATCCCTTGGGAGGGTGTGCTGCTGATCTGCCGCCGCGCTCGCGAATGGCGCGCGCAGCCGGAACACATGCCGGGACGCCTCAAGTGGGCGGAGCGTTTCGAGCGCGCTTATGAGCGGCACAATACGGCGCTGAGGATTCATGCCGAGCGCATCGGCCTGACGGCGGCGGATGATGAATACGACGCGGCCTACCACGCCTTGAACGCTATCGAAGAGCGGATTGTCGTGGCGCAGTGCTCCAGCCTGGAGGGGCTGAGGGTTAAGGCGCGGGTCGCCAAACGTCTGATCCCGCCGATCACGGACACGGATAACGACTGGCACGACACAGCGGCCCTGTCTGTCATCGATTCAATCCTGAGCGGAGGGGCGACTTATACCCCGCATGCGTCCAATCGCTTTTAGGCATGGTTGATGGCTGCCCGGTGGAACGGACGTCGAAAACCTACCCACATATCCACATGGCTCTTGGAGCCTGCACTGTAGCCACGAAGAGGCGCTGTCCCCGTATTTATCCACAGCATGCGCTTTCATCGGGGAGGAGAGGCCTTTTAAGGCCCACTCCACTGGATTTCAGCGACGAAGCCGCCAAGGTGGAGAACAAGATTAGAACACGTGGGGCAGGCGGTTATTTCGACTTAACCGACGCGATGCAGACAAAAGCGCGTTGCGCCTGATTTACCGCGTTTAGATTTCGAGAATCCCTTCGGGGGTGTCCGGCTGCTCCAACAGCCGGTCTGGGCGGCGGGACGGACTTGCCCGTGGAAAGCCATTTCCATCCCGCCGCCGCTTTCCACCGCCGTTGGAGCGGCAGAAGAACAAGGAGCCCTACATGGGCGAGATTGTTACGGTCAACTTCCGTGGAGATGAACTCTACGGGTTCAAACAGGACGACGGTGTTTTTGTCGCCCTTAAACCCATTGTCTCGGCGATGGGCATCAACTGGTCAGGGCAGGAGCAGCGGGTCAAACGAGACCCGGTTTTGTCTGAAGGTATATGTGTCATGCATATGCCTTCCGGTCTTGGCGGTGCTCAAACCACCCTCTGCATCAAGATTGAGATGCTGAACGGGTGGCTTTTTGGGATCGACTCGTCTCGCATCAAGGACGAGACGGCGCGCCAGCGTGTCGTTCTCTACCAACGCGAGTGCTACGATGTCCTATATGCCCACTTCTCGGGCAAGCGAGGCTCACCGCAGGCGGCAAACGATCTGCCAGACGGCACCCGCACCTTCGGAGAGAGCATCCGTTTGGTGACGGAGGTTCGGCAGACGTGGGGATCACAGGCAGCTCGGGAGATCTATTTCCATGAGAAGCTCCCGGTGACACCTTCGATGCTCCAGCAGCCCCAGGCGGATCTGTTCACCTACACCGCGATCCGTCGAGACCCGGAGGCGGCGTAATGAACCTCCCGACCTCCGAAAGCGAAAAGCGGGAGTTGGTCGAGGAGTGTCGCCGTTTGTGGGGCGACGAGATCGCCACGCTTCTGGCGGAAGACCTTGGCCTTAGGTCGAAACCGGGCTCTCAAGAGACCCTGCATTAAACGGGGAGGGCGATCCTCACGGGTCGCCCTTTTCTAACCAGCGAGAATCGCGGCCAAACTGGCCGCATGGAAACCACTGATACCGTAGAGAAGATCTGGCTTGGCGATCACCTAGGGCGCCGAGAAGACGCAGAGCTTTTGATCGAGTTCCTGAAGGCCCGGGTCGCTGAACGAAGTGATAGCCAAGGGGCCTACGTCATCAACCTCAGTGCAGGTTGGGGCGCGGGCAAGACGTTCTTCCTTCGCAAGATGAAAGAGCAGCTTGAGCTGACAGGGCACCTCGTCAGCTACATCGACGCCTGGAAAGACGACGACGCGGCCGAGCCAATGGTGGCCGTAATGGCTGCGATGAACGAAACGCTGAAGCCGCATCTGGCTACAAGAACCGTCTTAGAGAAGACGTGGAACGTCGCAAAATCTGCAACCGGCACAGCGCTGGCCCTTACTGCGCAAGGGGTCGTATACCAGTTAGCAAAGAAAGCGCTTGGCCCGGCGATTGATGGGCTCGCCGATCTTGGCGCTGAAGTTGACGAGGAGTTGGCGGAAAAGGCGTTTGTAGAAGGTGCGGGAGACTCGATTGCGGCACTGACAAACAACTACATGCAAAAGCGGATCGACGCTTATCAGGCCCATCAAGGAGCCACGGATCGCTTTAAAAAGAGCGTAGCGGGGATCCTAAAGATACTCGAGACAACAGCACAGAAACAGCCTCCGTATTTCGTCCTCATCGACGAACTTGATCGCTGCCGGCCGACCTACGCAGTCGAAATGCTGGAGCAGGTGAAGCACTTATTCGACGTGCCCGGCTTGTGTTTCGTCGTCGCGACCGATGGCGAGCAACTCGCCCACTCGGTAAGCGCTGTCTACGGGGCATCTTTTGATGGAGCCGGATATCTCAGGCGCTTCTTCAACAGGAGGTACCGCTTCAAAGAACCAGATATTGCATCTCTGGTCAGGCACTTGATTGCGAAATCCGGTCTTCCCGAAGGAATGGCGCTGACAATGCACGGTGCAGATAGCGTAGATTTTTTGGCCAATGCATTTCAGTCGCACGACCTAACCCTCAGGGATATAGATCAGGTATTCGACACGCTGAGAAGCTTCATCACGTCATGGAACAGCCCGGTTCCAGTAGAACTTGCATATTTAATCCCCCTAATAGTATACAATCACCTAGGAAAAACGAAGGAATTCGACGAACTCTCTAGAGGTGTTACAGAATCGCTCACTACAAGATGGATGGTTGCGAAACCTGGATTTGATCGTGCGAGCGGCAGACACTTTAGTAAGATCGTCACAGTGAAAGACGAACTGTCCGACCTTCACCCCGCATTCCTAAAATCAACAGACCAACTACTTCTAGACAACACCTCAGCTGTCTCCGCCGATACATGGCTCGGACAAACAATCCGGCGAGAACACGAACAACGGTTTGGAAGTCGGGCGATCGATAGGAATGATCCTCGCCGCGTTACGCTAATGAAGCAGTATGCTGGCCGGGTAAGGAACCTGGCGCGGCTCGACCGTTACGAGGATGAAGAGGAAGCTCAGATGACCGCCCCTCCCGCCCCTTAGCGACCGATTCTGACGTATTGGCACCTCATAACGACGTCAGATGACGTTGACACCCCGCCCCACATGAAGGAGTGTCCTACTCGGAGGCCGACCCATGATCGCAACCCAATTCGCAGCGCCCTATAGGCGACTGAAGCCTCAAGAACCGCAATCCTTCTCTTCCGAAGATGATCGCGCCCGGCTGAGCCGCGCGGCCATCACTGCCTTTCGATCCATCGTTGCTGTATGGAAGCTCACCAACGTAGAGGCCGCAGCGTTGCTAACGGTATCTGCGAGTACCTGGGAGCGGATGAGAAAACCTGATTGGCAGGGCACGCTCAATCAGGACCAGTTGACACGCGTTTCTGCCCTCATCGGCATTCTGAAGGGCTTGCGCCTGCTGTTCACTGATACGCTTGCCGACGAATGGCCCAAGCTGCCGAACCGAGGCTCGCTGTTTGCGGGTGCCAACCCTGTCGACGCAATGATCGAAGGCGGCATACCGAGAATGCTCGACGTTCGCCGACATATAGACGCCCTTCGCGGAGGCCTCTGAGCCATGCTGGACGGTCTTCCGATAACCCGAGGGGCCTTCAAGAGAACGGTGCGCTTGGTCGCGACCGCAAGACTGCGCCCACCAGTTCTCGAAGATCTCGTCCCAGCTGATCTTATGGACGACCTATGTGAAATCGAAGGAGCAACCAGCGGCAGACTGAATGGGCAGTGGCGCGGCACGGCGGCAATTGAAGCAACCGAGTTCGTCTACGACGTACCGCACGCTACCTTCATAAACGCCAGCTTTGCCTATTCGAAGCCAGGGAAACCTTCTCGATTTAATGGGGAGTATCGCGGTGCCTGGTATGCAGCGCTTTGCGTCGAGACGTGCCTTGAGGAAGTGAAATTCCACATCTGCGAAGAGCTGAAGAATATCGATCGCTACGACACCCGAGTCGAATACGCTGAAATGCACGCCAGTTTCGCTGGCGACTTCCTCGACCTGACCGCCGCTAACGATCATGAGTGTCTGCACCCTGACCCTCCAATCGGCTACCCCGTCGGCAATGCCATTGCGGAAGCAGCCAGAGCTAAGGGCATCAACCTCATCGTCTATCCGTCAGTGAGGCATGCAGGCGGAACCTGCTTCGCGGCCCTGTCGCCCCACGCTGTCCAATCTGTTGCGCAGGGTGACGTGTGGGAGATGGTCTGGAAGGGTTCTCCAGAACCGGCCATCGCAAAGGTCGCCTAGCCGCCCACCCAAACCCGCCCTCCCCGGCGGGTTTTTCTTTGCTCCAAGGCTCGCTCCGGCGGGCCTTTTTCATGCCTGACACCCTAATCCCCGGAGTCTCCCATGTCCGACGCCCCTGTAGTGGGTTCGGCAGCCTTTGAGCTGCGTGCAACCAGAAAGAAACTTGCGGAGGATATCAAAGCCTCCGAGCGCGATCTGAAAGCCGCAATGGGCCAGATCGAGAATGAAGCTAATCGCGGGTCCAAGAGCATCACCAACTCGATGAGTGGGATGCTGAAAGGCTTGGCGCTCGGCATCACGGCGCTAACTGCAGTCTTTGCTGCTGGCCTCGCGATGGCGCTCAAGTTCGGCCAAGCCAGCTTGAAGATGGCAGACGATTTAGCGAATTCCTCGCGCCGGATAGGGATGAGTACGACCGCGCTTCAGGAATGGCAGCATGTCGCCCGTCGAACAGGCTCCAGCGCGGCAGAGGCCAGCAGAGACCTAGAGAGCTTCGCCCTCAAATGGGAGCAGGCGCAGGCGGGGCTGAACAAGGAGGCTTCCAAAGCCTTTGACGCACTTCGGCTTGGCCGCGACGAGCTTCGGAGCATGAAGACCGCGGAAGAGGCGTTGGACATTGTCACTGATCGGGTTGGTGCTCTTTCGAAGGAAGCTGACCGGGCTGCCATTAGCGAGAAGCTTGGGCTGGGTGCTTTTGCGGTGGCTCTCCGGGAGGGTTCGGATGAGGTGGACCGTCTGCGCAACGAAGCTGCTGCCCTTGGCTTTGTCATGGATGCCGACCTGATCCAGAAGGGTGCCGAGGCTCAGGGCCAGCTTGAGGACCTGTCCCAGGTCATCGGCATTCAGATGGCCGAGGCCTTCATCAACCTGTCCGACGAAGTGCTGAATTTCACCGCCCAGATTGCCGACGCCATCAACGCGCTGAGCGACTTCATCGACCGGTCGCAGGCGGCTAGGCGAATGACTGGCGTGGGCTTCGGCGATGCCGTGGGGATGGCCGCAACTCCGCTGGGCTTCGTCAAAGGTGCGTGGAAGGCTGGACAAGCTCTTGTGCGCGGCCCTCGCTATGTCGACCAGGAAGCGCTTGAGGACTTGGCGAACGGTACCGGCCGCTATGCACCGCCGCGCACCACGCGTCGCTCCAGTGGCGGGAGCCCAACGCTGGCTGATATTCCAGGTCGGACGAACAACAGGGCCGACCGGGCTGCGGAGCGCGAAGCCAGACGTTCTGAACGAGTCGAGCAGGAAATCTTCCGCGCACGCCAGCGCGCCCTGGGCATCTTCGACCGCGAGGCCCTGACGGTTCAGGAGCGTTTCGACAGCGAGCAGGCCCAGGTGAAACTGGAGCGCGAGGCCGAGCAGAAGCAGCTTGAGAGCCGCCTCGCCCGCAAGGACATCACCCAAGCTGAATACGCCCGGCTCAAGCTGATCAACGACCAGACGGCCACGCTGGAAGACCGAGTGGCGTCGGACATTCTGGCCCGCGATCTGGCCGACGAGCGCCTCGCCCAAGAACGCGCCCTATCGGACCTGACGCGAGACCTGCTGTCGCTTCAGTCGGGCGCCGCTCGTACGGCCAAGGAGCGCCGGGACATCGAGCTTCGGCTGCTGGCCATGGCGCAGGAGCGAGCCCGCGAAGACCTGGAACGCGAACTGAGCCGCACGCCGGGGCTATCCGATGCGGACAAGCAGGCGCGACGGGATGCGCTGGGGAACTACCAGACCGCCGAAACCGCCGCAGTCAACCGCCAGAACATGGGCCCGATGGAGGCTTGGCGGGACGCGAACCTGCGCACGGCCGCAGAGGTGCAAGAAGCCTATGAGCGTGTCGCGACGCGCGGCCTGGACGCCCTGAACTCTGGTTTGGTCGACGCCATCATGAACACCCGCTCGCTGGGCGACGTTTTCGGCGCGGTGGCGAAGCAGATACTGGCGGACCTGCTGTCGATCTCGGTGCGTCAGTCCATCGTCGAGCCTCTTGCTGCTGCGTTGTTTGGCGGTGGCGGTGGCGCGGCTCCGGAGGCGTCGGGCGGCTCGGGCGGAGGCGGCTGGCTCAAGAAGGCGCTGGGCTGGGGGCGTTCGCTCTTCGGCTTCTCCGAGGGCGGATACACCGGCGACGGCGGCAGGCATGAGCCCGCTGGCCTAGTCCACAAGGGCGAGTACGTGTTCAGCCAGGAGGCGGTGCAGCGCATCGGTGCCGCTCGTCTCGACGCCATGCACAAGAACCTGAAGGGCTACTCGCTCGGCGGCCTCGTCGGCATGTCGCTGCCGTCGCTCAGCATCCCCGGCTTTGCCGGTGCAGCGGCGACCCAGCGCGTCCAGCACGAGGTCATCGTCAGGCCGGAGCGGGACAGCTTCATCACCCTGGCCTCGGATGCGGCCGTGCCCGTTGCTCGCGGAGCGGCGGCGCAGATGGGGCGGACGGTATTGGATACCTCTCGCCGGTCGATGCGCGGCATGCAGCAGTCTCAGCGCCTTCTGGGGACCCCGTAATGGATCATTGGCCCTGGGATCTTCTGACGCCGCGCCAGGAGCGCTGGCGCTTGCAGGGCGTGGCGCTGAATGGCGGGACGACTGTAGCCGGCACCCAACGCCCAAGCCGAACGGATGGCGGCGGAATCTGGGTCGGGGAGCAGTCGTTCCTGCTGACGACCCGGGACCAGATCAAAGCGGCTCGCGCCATAGAGGCCACCCTCGACGGCGGCGTCGGGAAGATCGTGGCCTGGTCTTTCGAGGAGCCGTTCGCTCCGGGCGATCTCGTCGCTTCCGCCGTTCCTCACTCAGACGGCGCGCCCTTCGGCGATGGGACACTTTACGGCTCCGTTCCAGCCGGCGCGACGGTGACGGCTGACTGTGCGCTGCGGGCGACGCATATCCCGCTGACAATGCTCTCCGGAGTCCTGCAAGGAGGCGAGCACTTCTCGATCATCCACGCCTCGGCCGGATGGCGCCGCTATCGGGTGGCCCGCGTCGGGGATGGCTATGCCGAGATCAGGCCGCCGCTCCGGGAGGCGATCCCTAGCGGCACGGCCCTCTACTTCGTTCGGGTCGGCTTGGGCGTCCGCCTGGCCAATCCCGACGAGTTCTTCGGGGCGCTCGATCCATCGCGGATCATCGAAGTCACGGCCCGTTGGGTGGAGGCTTTCTGATGCTGCCCGAGCAGGCCCGCATCATGTCCGCCAGCGGCGCGCCACGCTGGTCGGTCTTCTTCCACATGGAGTGCAAGACCAGCATCGTGCGCGCCTGGCTGGGCGTCGGTGACTTCGCCCTTCCGGCTGACGACGTCGACCAAACCGGAGGGACCTATCTGGGCATTGGTCTGGTGGGGGATGTGCCTGCGCTTCGGCAACTGGTCGGGGGCGTCGCCGAGCGGGTTGAGTTCACGCTCAACGGCGCGGACGAGACGACCTTCCGTCTGGCTGACGATCAGGTGGACGAGGTTCGCGGCGCACCCGTCCATGTCGGCATCATCTTCTTCGATGATGATTGGCAGCCCGCGGGTCCGGTGTCCTGGCTCTGGGACGGGACCGCAGATGTGCCGAGCGTCGATCGGGACGGAACGGGCGGCGAGGTGGTGCGGATGGTGAAGCTGTCGGTCGGTTCGGCCTTCACCGACCGGTCCCGACCGCAACTCGGCTTCTACACCGACAAGGATCAGCGCCGGCGCAGTCCCGACGACGCCTTCTGCGCGCGGGTCGCGGCCTATGGTTTCGACAGCACGATTGTCTGGCCGGGCGGCTGATGCTGGACGCATTTCTGGAGCGGATGGCCGCCACGCCTTTCGTGGACGGCAAGGCGGACTGCGCCCTGACGGTAGCGGATTGGGTCGTGGTGGCGACCGGATGCGACGATCCGGCCCACGATCTGCGTGGTCGGTATTCGACGGCTCTGGGCCGAGAACGGCTGCTGAAGCGCAGGGGCGGGCTGCATGCCATCATGG